AAATCTGGAACTTCATTTATTTCATTAACCCATTTAGGAAACTTGGGAATCTGTGCTTTTACATCATCGATCGCTTCACAGATTGCTTCGATTTCTTTATCATAATATTTGACTTCTGGTATTTCTGATCTTACTTGATCTACAATTTCACAGAGTTTTTCTAACTCTTCATCATAATATTTTACTTCTGGAATATCTGGTATATCTTTTCTTACGTCATTGATAAGACGTACAATTTCTGTTAGATCTGTTGCCTGCTCTACTTCTTCCTCAACAGTTTCTACAACCTCTTCTTTTTCAATATATTCCTCAACAGAAGGGAGTTCCTCTGCATTCTCTTCTGTTATAAAATCTTCGACTGATGGCAGATCATTAATGATCTCATCATCAATAGAAGGTAATTCTTCTTTAGACATTCTATTAGTAACTTTTGTACTTCGGGATTTCTCTCCCAGATTTATTTATCTTCTTCCTTAAGTCCATCTTTTAACATCTTTGCTAGATCTGCAGTTGATCCAACAAATAATGCATTGTTTACAGTTGATGGTCCTTTTGTTTGTTTCTCTTCCTCAACATCTTTTAGTTTTTTCTGAAGATCCATCAGTTTGTCAGTAGCATCAGCAACGTTTTTAATTAACTGCCCAGCAACTTCATATGCTCTAGGCATTTCACTCTCTTGTGCAAGTTCAAGAATACCATTAATTGCCTCTTGCCCCTTTTCAATTATAGAATATAAATTACCTCTCGTATAATCATAATCTTTTTTTACATCATCAACAGTGTTTTTAATTTTTTCAACTTTTTTTTCTATAACTTCTGGATGAAGAAGATCATCATTTGTATTAAAAGTTTCGTTTAGTCCGTCAAATTTTTTAGTCATAGATGTCATCAGATACCACCACTAAATCCAAAGTCGTCTCCAACCTCAACCAAAGCATCGTCTGCAGCATCAATCTTATGAATAGATGCTCCACCCAAATGAGTTGTAATGGTACTTCCATCTTGACCACGATTGACGGTAATTTTGTTTCCACTAATAGATTTGATGAACATTTCCTCTCCATCAATATCAATATAAGTTCCCTTAGTCAAAGTAGAACCATCCGCAACCTCAAATGTTTTCACAGATATGGTTATGTCTGCAGCAAGAGTAGTTGCCGCATCTCCAGTGTAATTTTTGATTGCTCTTGGAGTTGAGGAGTAAGAAACTTCTCTTGTTGTATTTGAAGTATCTGTTCCAGTAAGATAACTGACAGTAGCCTTCTTGATAATATCCTTGGTTGCATTGGATGCAGGACCAAATAGATATGTTTTTGCAGTAAATCTAAATGTATAGAGAAGTACTCTTCTAGATGTAAAATCCCCCTCATAATCATCTTGCATGGTAATATTTTCCAAGACGACAGGAATATCTCTTTTCTCTTTAATTGCCTCAACCAACTCTACTGATAAATTATATGCTGGTTGAAAATATGGTAAAATTTGCTCTACAATTTGAAGAGCATCATCATTTAACTTTGCCATAACAGACAGTTCAAACTGCATATTATATGGAACTGGCATATATGATTTCTTAGTCTCAGTCCCATCATTTGGGTCTTTTACAGTAAATGTCTGAGTTGTAGATACTTTTCTTGATGGATCATAAGTTAATCCAGTAAACTCAAAAGACATCCTAGGCAAAGTAATTGCAAAGGGTTTATTGAGGTCTGGAGACTGCTCCATCCTTGCTAAAAACTTCTGAGTAGGTCCGTATGCTAAAGGAACTTTTACAACGCTTACAACGTTATCTGAGGAGTCTTCATGCTTAATGCTGATATTGTTGAAGAGTGTACCAAAAGATATAATGGTCCTCCTCAATATTTCGTTGTAAAAATATTCAAACATGTTAAAACCTACAATATCTTTATCTTAAGATATCTTTATTTAGGGCATCCCGAATGGGTTCTGCTCGCTAAAGTCAATTATCTTATCTGCTTCAGTCTCAATATTAATATTATCAGCAAATCCATCATCAGCTGGTTGTGCATCAGCAACTCTAAGGGCATAAGATGCTCCAGAAGTTGCGCCAACTATATTCTCTCCAAGAGAAAATTCTCCAGTAACAGTTCCTACTTCAAGAACATTGGTTGTAGAATTCCATGTCCTAACTCTTCCAGTAGTTCCACTAGAAGATCCTGTTACTACTTCATTGAATGCGAATGTTCCAGATCCAGTACTCTCAGAATTTCCAACAACAATAGTTGGTGCGACAGAATATCCAAGACCAGCATTTGTAATATAGATATTAGTTATGGTTCCAGCAGCACTAACTACGGCAGTTGCAGCTGCCGAAACTGTAGTGACTCCTGATAAGAATATCTCATTTGTAAAATTAATTATTGGATTATCTACATATCCAGAACCACCTGATGTTATTGTTACAATACCTACAACGCCATCTCCAATTGTTGTTGTAGCAGCTGCTCCAACTCCATCCCCTCCTCCAGAAAATCTTACCCCAGGTGCTACAGTATATCCAGCACCAGAATTGGCAATATTAACTGCTTGAACTGATTGTAATTTTGGATTTGCATTTAGATTACACACGTTAATACCACCAATCATGGTGGCAATACCAATCGCTGCTGTACCGCCCGCTGGAGCGGATGTGACGCCTACTGTAGGTACGCTACTATACCCACCACCCCTACTAGATATGGTGAATAATCTAACGCCACCATCAAAGATAGCGGAAGTTGCTGTAGCAGTTACCCCAGCACCAACTAAAGTAAGTGTTTGTGTGGGACCTTGAATAGTATTGATTCCATCATCAGTAGAACCATCATAATCTTCACCAATTAAATTATTATCAACTTCTTCAATTCCAGTTGCAATAACTTCATCCTCCAACTGGAAGAGTTCACAATATAATTCATAGACATAAAGATCTTGTAGTTGATAATATGGTTTTGCATATTCAACATCTTTAATTTCATAAATTCTATCATCAAGTGGAAACCAAATAAGATCTCCAGACTTGGGTCTTGTCGATAACTTTATATTTTCCTGATCTTGAATTAATGGAGTTATATAATTCTCAAATCTCTCTCTTGAAATTATAAGTCTTACTTCATCTTTAGATTCAATACCAAATTTTGATAGTAAATTTCCTGCTCCAGAATACTGATCATAATTGTCAATATATGCTTCAAGAGGAAGTGCTATATCAAACTTTGATTGAACTACTTCTCTGATAACAGTATTTTCTGCCAAGTATTTTCTAGGTAGATAAAAAATATCCACCCCATAAGTTCTTAGTTGTTCATTAATCAAATCCTGAACAAGATTCTGTTCAGAAGATGTGCCCTGAGTGAAAAAAGGATTTAATACCATTATCCTATCATATCAAGAGGTGGAAGTTCATATGTATTTGACATCTGCTCTCTGATTATTTCTAAATCCTTTTCAGCATCATCATATATTTGACGACCATTCAATTCAATTCCTCCAGGTAATTTAACTCCTTGGAACTTAATTAAATTTTGACCCCACTGTCTTTTCATCAATGCGGTTAGATATTTTTTTAAGAATGAATCATTGTAAACTCTAGTAAAATCATTGGGATCTAAAAGTCTCCAACAATCAAGTACAATATACTCATCTTTTTCTACATTACCCCAATCAACATCCAAATATAATCTATCTTGTCTCTGATTAAATCTTATTTGTTTTTCAGTATTCAATAGAAAATCAATATCAGAGAGATATGTTTTTGTCATTGCATATGACAACATTTCCATTGAATTGAAGAAATATAAATCGTTCAAAAATAACTGATATTTTAGACTAAACATCCCACCAGATATTGTGCTATTATCAAATCTAAAGATTTTATTGATACCAATTATTGAAGGTGGAACTTGAATATAATTACTATTTTCTTCGTATGAAAATGTTACACTGGCCCCATCAATATCAGTGCTTGCAGTTGTTGTAACAACCCCTTTTGGATCGTCTGCAGCATTACCTCTTCCCCTATCAATATCATCTTGGGTTATTTTATATTTTAAATATGTTTGAACTACACCATCAAAATGTCTCTCATGAAAATATTGTAGAGCATCATCCAAAAGATCATCTACTTGCTCGTCAGCAATATTAATTTCAAGGACTGGTGCCCCCAGTTGCCTTTTACAATAATTGATTAAATCTGATCTACTTGCTGGTTGTGCCATATATTCACAAGTTTCCTAACTGTATTTAGGGTGCTGATGAAACTGGATTAATTACCATTACATTACCACTTGCAAGAGGATATGTAGTTCCTCCTTTACTTACTAATACATCAAACATATATCTTCCTTCAGTCGTCCCTCTTGTATTTACTGCACTTAATGCTAAATTAATTTTTCCATCATATGCGCTAGTAAAACCAACAGTCAATGAACTGGTTATTCCTAATGTAGCTCCAACTGCAACACTTTTTGATATTGCTGCAGATCCAGAATATCCAGTCAAATCAAAGGCAGCATTCGACGTAGTAAAAACATTTAGATTAGCAGAAAAATTTGCTCCACCGTACATGGTCAAATTTACGCCATAAGGAACTCCTGAATCAGGATCAAAAGTAATATTTTTAGTTGCCATCTACTATTCCTATTAGTTTCATTGTTTCTTGCTGCTTATAATATAATTTGCAAAAAGATTTTGCAATATTTTTTAATTCTTCACGATCATCACAACTATCTATCTGTGATGCAATCTTAGTATAAGCAAATTGCTTTGATAAGTTACTTAGTTCTATAGTATCAGGATCCATGTATTAACTCCTTTAATAGAGATTTAATTTCGTTTAATTCACTTTTCATATTAGCAAAATCATCTTCAATGTTTTGTATCTTATCATTCTTTTCAGATTTGACTTCACGTCTCGCAAGATACTGTTTGTATTCTAAAGTGTTAACATTGACTACCGCATTGGTTACGGGATCTCTTGCGAGATCCTTATGACCATCCAAATCGTAAAAATCCATATTATGCGAAAGCAATTACTCTAAGATCTTTAACTCTAGGAACGAAACACTGACTCTTAGATATCAATGAAAGTTTAACCCTATAAGTCTTGAATGCAGGAAGTTGATCAACTGTAAATGTATATTCCCTGTAATCAATACTTTCACTATCAAATGCTTTTGTATTTGATTTAATAACGTATGAATCAGATTCTCCGTTATTATTTTCTTCAGCAATCACTTGTCCTCTAGAATTCAAGTTTGAATACCCTGGGAAAGGTGTAAAGACTGGATCAAGTCCAGGTTCACCATTTATAGCAAAGAACGCTCTTAGATCAGCATCTTCTCCAACATGAGCAGCAACAATAATTTTAATTGAAGAAGCAGAATTTTCAAGAATAATTTCTTTCGAAATATACTGACATCCTGTAGGATCTTCCTCAATAGTATCTACTCTAGAATCTGTAGCGAAGTTTGTAATAACATCATTAACTCTATTTGAAGTAATGATAGCATTAACTCTTTGAGCATCAATAACGGGACTTATGCGACTATCAGTCGTATTCAATGCAAGACTCATTTGCATTGATTTGCCACCAACAACATTTGTCAACTTTAAGTCTTCATTAACTTTAGATGCAATCATTCTTGGAGTATCAAAATAATTCTTTTGATTTATTGTGATGTCTTCAAATCCCGCATCGATATATGGAATTTCATTTCCACTAAAACTCTTACTTGTGGTTGTTCTTACCTGAGCGGTAATATTTGTTCCAGGAACAGTAAGGTTTTGAACTTGTGGTGTAATAATTTCAAATGGCATGTTTTGAGTAGCCCTTACATCTCGTCCACCAGTGGATTTCGTCTCTCCAATATAAAGTTTTGGATGACCAATGTCAGTGCTTCTATCAGTCCCTGTAGTGGCACTCATATCAATTTTAACTTTATATGAGTCAAAAGTAAATGGGTTCAGTTGAGTTACATTATTTAAATTGTGAGTTGCATTAATTCGTTGTAGGTTTATTCCAGAATTTTCATACTTGAATACTGGTGTTCCAACTGGATAAGTTCTTGGTTCAGACCCTCTAACAATGTTTCCACCAATTGTATTTCCAGAAACATTCGTATATTGAATAATTTCTTCTCCAATTAACAAACGTCCGACATTAGTTGTTCCAACACCAACACCTTCGAAGGATGAGAATGTTGTTGCACCGCCAACTACAATTCCACCAGTAGATCCTGAGGCAAATTCTGCAGTTAATTTAGTTGGTCTAACATCTGGAAGCACTCCAGATATTGTAACCATATTATCTGCAAAATACATTCCATGATTTTGATGGTTGACTGTAAAGTGCGTTCCATCATTATCAATGTTAATGGTAGATATTTGAACATCACCACCAGTTCCGAGTCCAGCACTACCAGAAGAATTGAGTTCTGTGGTAATTCCTGAACTGTTGACATACATTAGTGTTTTTGCTGCACCAACAACAAATTCACCTTGAACATTATTAAATATAAGTTCATTAGTGATTCCAATTCCTGCAATTGTCAATCTTGCATTTGTGCCAACCGACGCTGCTCCAATAGTATCGATGCCAACAACGTCACCGACCTGATATCCAGATCCACCATTATTTGCAATTGTTGCTCCACTAGCAACAATGCTTCCATTCACAATACTAATGTCCGCTGTTGCACCTCTACCGTTACCGGTAAGAGTGATAAGATTGACTCCAGTAAAGGTTTGACTTCCATCTGCAGGAGTGTATCCTAAACCAGCATTACTGATGTTAAGATTACCTACAGCAGATGCTGCTACTCCTACCAAATCTCCAGTTGCATTTGTTCCTTGTTGTGAGAAAGTGTTTCCAATTTCATAAGAATCTGCTACTGTAGTTCCAAGACCAACTCTAATTTGTCTAGAGTTCATTATAATTGAATCTGGAAGAAGTTTTGGAATTTGATTATTCCCTCTTGTAAGTTCTGGACTATAGAATTCTACAAATCCATTCTCAAGGAAATCTGCTCTATAGAGAGTAAACTTCAAATCTTCCCATTGACTTGGTTCCCATGTAGAAGCATTCTGCGATTTAAAGAGTGATCCAAGATACGGTTGGTTTGAAATAAATGTATCAGTCAAAAGATCATTCTCACCAATTCTTGAGATATAAACACTATACTTGGTTGAGTTAGATGCTAAACAAATTGCATATTCAGTTCCACCTTCGCAGTAGACAGGTGCTTTGAACTGAACATTTGTTGCAATAGATCCGTCAGCAGAAGTTTGAATTTCATCTGGATCAAGAACAATTTCGGAGAATGGAAGAACTTTGGGTGAAGGAGCTCCATTTACCATTGTTCTCAATTGGAAGACGACGGGAATATCCATGTCATCTTTTGTTCTAAAGAACACATCACAACTAGTAAGGAAACAACCTGTATTGTCCTCAACTAAGAATGATTGTGCAAGCGGATCATACCAAGTAATAATAGTTTGAGTTCTTGATTGTGAAGAAACTACAGTACTTTCAAGAATCTCTGTTCCAAGATCTCTATTAACATTTCTACTTTGGAATTCATTTTTAAGTTCAACTCTTGCATTCCTAACAGAAATGATATTTTCTTGAACTGTTTCCAATGTTCCAGAAGAGGCAAATCCTTCCTCTGCAATAGTAACTGCCGTATCTTGATTATTATCAATATCATCAGTTAAAGTAAAGGTTTTAGTTCCAGTTTCAAACCTTGGGAAATTTAAGTTATTTGGATCTGGAATATAATAACTGCCAATTAAAGTAGCAGATATATCAGAAATAAGTCTAATGTTTGCTACTTTTGCAATAGCACCACTTGTTTGACCACGGAGACTCATTCCCTCTTGTGCCCATCCATAATATTGACCTTGAGCTTCATTAGAAAGAGAGAATGTATCAACATTTAATATTGTTGATGTTGAAGAGTATGCACTTGACAAATCTTGCAAGTTATATGGATTTTGGCGGAAAGTTTTGGTTGGGGAATCGTAAGGACCTTCTCTGTGATTCGATTGTGATACTCTAAATCTGATAAAAGGTGCTGATGGAAGAGCAGTTGCGCCAACATCACCAACAACAGGAGTGGTTCCAACAATAGTTTCTCCAACCTCAAATACACCAGACTCCATTGTAATTTCCATCAACTTAGGAACACAATACTTAGAAATATCAACACCATCAAAGAATGCATAAAGTCTGGTAAGTGGTTTGACTTTCTTAGAAACAAACTCTACGTTTCTAGATCTCATGAATGGAATAAGATCTCTACTTACAACTCTATCGCCAACAGATTCACGATCAAACTGTTCAGCAACAATTGTTCTTACACCGCTTCTAGAAGTAGTTCCAAACTCTCTTCTTGTTCTGATTCTTTCTTCAGTAACTGAATCCGTTACTTGTCTGGTACTAGTACTGTGTCTTGCTCTACCACCCGGTCCTTGACGATGAATTGTATCAGGACCATTTTGAATCACTCTTGTTCTAGTTGATTCAACTACATCAACACCAGTCCAGTTAGTTTCCCAAGAATCCCATATCATAGGACCAAATCCAGTTTGTGGATCAATAGTTCCAGCTTCAACAGCATCATTAAATGTTTCTACATAATTACCTTCTGTTTCAATAATTTTTGCTTCAAGTCTTGCAGTATCTACCCAATTATCAGATGCAGGTGTAAGTTCAAGAGTTCCATTCCAGAAACTAATTAAGAATGGAGTAACACTCTCAGTTCTAGTAGCAAAATTTTGTTTGATATATTCAACTTCGGCATACTCAAGTGTTAAAACATCATTTTGTTTTCTAACATTATTTCCTTCAACTATATTGAAGTTTAAGTCTTCAGTTGGATCTGTATCAACAACTGGACCAAAAATCATATCAACAGAGTTTGTATAATGTCTTGGTCTCAGTTCATTATATTTTCTATCAATTGCATTATTGAGTTTGAATGAACTATCTTGTGCTAGGAAATCATTAAAATTATCGACAAAGAATCCAGACTTAAATCTATTCAGTCCTTCACTATCAGCAATGAAAAGATTTGCAGTTTCTTTTTCTAAGAGGGAAAGAGTTGTGTAATATTCAAGACTCTTGATTCTATTTTCAAGTTCCTTGATATCTTCCATTCTAAATCTCTTATGTTGCATAAAAGATAATTTTGCATCTTCCGGACGATATAGATATGCAGGAAGATTAATTCTGCAAACTTCAATCGCATCATTAACAGGGTCTGGTCTCTGTGGATTATCTGATGGCGTTCCATATACAACTTGGAATTTTCCATCTTTTGATAAAAATACTCTATCAACTCTTCCTTGATAGTATGAAACATCTGTCAGAATTGCTTCATCAGAAGCCAATACATTTGCTGCAGATTGTCCAGATCCATTAAATGATCTACCTAAGAATTCTAAAGGTGATCTAGACCCTTCAGTCGCAGTATAATTAGAAACTCTTGGTCTGATATCAATAATATCAGAGTTTCTATAGATATCTACGGATTTAATTTCATCACTATAATCAAACTGTCCATATGAATTAACAGTTGTTATATCTCCATCATCAGTGCTAGAATATGAAGCACTTGAGAAATAAACTTTTATTTGCTTAGATGGAGCAGAAGAGTCACTCTTTCTCTTTACTCTACCATGAGAATAGAAAGTATCTTCTTGTCCAGTTTTAAATGTGTAGTTTGATGATATATTAAAACTAGGAGTTGAAAGAGTCGATACTAATGCAGATGCACTTGATTCTTGGAACTCTAAAGTTTCTCCTTCAATAAATGCAATTTCATTTTTGTAGAGGAAAGAGATTGAAGAATCATTTAATTTTTCCGCAACTATAGCAACAGAACCACTTGTTTGCCCAATTAGTTGTTCACCAATCAACAATTCTGCAGTTGTAGTTGACTGAGTGTTTAATGATTGAAGAGAAACTTGAGGACAAGATGGTAAATTTGTATCAGAGGATTCAAAAATACCATGAATTTCAATAATATCTGGAACATTCAATGAAATAACTTCATCTTCAACTCTGGTTCCGAAAGGATAATTTCCAAATGTAAGACCATTATTTAAAGTGGTAGCACCAATTCCAGATCCTGCAAGTTTTGACAGATTTATAGTAACAGAATTTACTCTGTTTTTAATTTTTTCCTTTGCTTTTGGTTTTACTTTTCTAAGTGTTGCAATTAAAGTGGCACCAGTATCATTTGCACCCAAATTACGAATTTGTAAAGTATTTCCAGTCGTAGAGATATCAAATTTATCTCCACTTAATGCTTCTGTAACTCCATTAGATCTAACTAAAAGATATCTCTCTTCATCAAAGGGAAGGAAAGTCTCATTAGCACTGGATACAACTTGTGTAGATAATTCATTACTTACAATATTTACAGTAAAAGTCTTTCTAATAACTAAAGAAGCTTCTGCAAGATCTACATTAGAAACATTGACTTTTGGTAAGGGGGTGAATAGAGAATTTCCGGATGAAGGTGCTAAGTTTGTTGTAAGAACTTTAAGATCAGTCACACTTAAAGTTGATGCTGGAAGGAATCCACTTGAAATTCCAGTTACTGCAGTAACTCCTTCTACAGAAATATGGGTTGTTCCTACACTAGTAACTCTACCAATAATAGGATCTCCGTCTAGTCCTGGTGTGGTGTCACTATATTGAATAAGATCATTTTCTTTTACAATATTTCCTGGGAATGATGGATTTGCACTTCTTATTGTACTTAAACCACTTGAAAGTGGACTTACTGTAGCAATACCAACTAAGAATTTATTAGATTGGATTACATCAGCACTGAAAGTATTAACTCCAACTACACCATTATTTGTTCCATATATTGACTTGACATCAGAAAGTCCATGCTCAGTAATAGCAATAGCAATTCTTCCATTTTGAATTCCATTAAAGGTGAGTTTTTCATTTGGTATAAATGTTCCACTGGTCTCATAGACCGTAATTGCCGTTCCAGCAGAAACTGCATGTCTTAAGAAACCAGTAGCTCCACTATTATCACCTTTGACAAATGTTGGGATAGATAAAGTATGTGCCTGATTTAATGCAATATCCGTAATTGTTTGAACATCATAGAGAGCAAGGTTCCACTCATTCTCGTTTGTATTAGATGTACTATATGATCCAGACTCTAATTTGAAGTCATATATTCTTGCAACTCCAACTTCATTTCCTGGAAGAGTTTCTGAACTACTTCCAACTCTTTGATCTCTCAAACTTACAAAATAAGTATTACCAAGACCAACTGTAGGTGTTCTATGAACCCTATTCAACCTAAGTGTTGGACCTGTATTGTAAATTATATTTTGATCTTCAATAGTTCTTGTCGTTCTTGGTTTATTAACATCCAAGTAAATTGCATTTAAGGTTTCAATTTCATATCCTTTAACATATGCTTTTCCTGGGGAGATTTTATATAGACTAAGATCATTACTAGGAGTTACTCCACCTGGAGTAAACTGCCCCGTATTAAAAATACCACCATTACCAACTCTATCATTTAAAGAGTTTAAAACTGTAACATCAAATGGTTTTACATAATAATGTCCAGATTCATCAAAAGTTCTTCTAGCAAGAGTATCAGTTAAATCATTAAATCCAATACTACCACCAAAGATAGTTTTTCTAGATTCAGTTTGAAGAACACCATTAATTACTGTGGCGAGCAATATAAAATTATTATCATTAAAATCATCAAGTGCTTTTTTAAATAAACTTACACTAATTCTAAGTCTATCTGCACCTGGAGCTGCATAATTATTAAACCCTTGAGAATTATCATTAAGAGTTTCATCTAAATCTGCATTTATGATTTCTTCATTTACAAATAGTCCAATTCTATAATTAGGATTATTTGAATATTGATCTAAAATTAAAGTTTCTTTATTTACAGATACAAAATTTCCCCTTATAAAATAAACTCCATTATCTATTTGAAAAGAAGAACCAATAGCAGAGGCATCAGTTTCAATTGTTGATGCTAATGGAGATCCTGCAGCAATAGTGGTGTTTCCAAGTAAACCTGAAGAAATAATTTCACTGCAAGAAATTTGCTCTCCATCCAAAAATGTTTGAGATGAATTGTTTGATGTGCTAGAAGAGAGGTAGTTTACGTAAAGTGTAAGATTTCCATTCTCAGAATCTTCTGGTTGTAGAATAGAATCTACAAAAGCAGTTACTCCAGACCTTTGCCCAGTTATTTTTGTTCCAATTAACTGATCGGCATATGCAGATACAGGAACCCCTTGAAATGCATTCACTAATTGAACACAATAATATATTTGGTTATATCCAGTATTTCCTGGAATTACTTTAGCACCTTCTTTAAAAAAATGTTGACCAAATTTTTCAATCTGGTCTTGCAGAATAGACTGAAGACTAGTTAATTCTCTAGCTTGTACAGGATATCCTGGTTTAAATAATACCTTATGATAATCGTTCGTGGAGTCAAAATCGTCAAAGTAGGGAGCTACATTGAGGTTCGTTTGTTGTGGCATAATTCTTTAGAACTGCAAAATAACTTTTATGTCTTCCTTTTGGTTTGACGATCTTGTAATAGATGGTCTGTTATCAACGTAAATTATATTACCAGAATGTTTTTTAACCTCTGGGTTGGCAACACCACTCGCAAAGGTTTGACCAAGATAGTATGTACGATTATTTATTACCGTAGATATACCTGAGAAGTTTTCATCAATAGTCAAATTTACTCCCGTAGATGGTGTAATTGTTAATGCTCCACCTGTTCCTGGAGATGATGTAAACTCCTCTAGACTAAATCCATATTGAGGTTGAGTCTGAGCAGTTCCTACAGTATTAAATCCGACAAGAGATCTGTCTTGCCAGTACTTAAGAACTCCAGTATTTTGATCATAACTTACAACCCTACCAACAGCTGTTGATCCTGTGGATATTGTTTGAGTGAAATACGAATCTGCAGTAAATGTTGCAGTGCTATATCCAGATCCAACTAATTTTAATGCTCCAAGAGCACTGGCTTTATCTGCAGAGAGGATACTTGAAGATCCAAATTGCTCAGGATTTTCTACAACACCAACTCTGGCAATTTGATTTCCAGTTATAAAATCTGGATTGTTGTTATCATTTTCAATTCTAGAATACATGAGAACATTATATGCTCCCAATTCTCTATATACATCTGCACCATGTCCACCTTGAGGTGACATTATAACATTAAAAGTTGGTCTTGTTGTTCCTGTTGGAACTCCGCCTGCTTCCAAATCAACATTACCATATGTATAATCAGATCCTTGATTTGAAACAGTAACCCCACTTACTTGTTGATTTCCATCAATAATAATAGTGCATTCTGCTCCTGACCCATCACCTTTAATTGGGACGGATGTGTATGTGGAGTTTGCAGTTCCAAGTCCAACACCTTTATTAGTAACAGTTACAATTTTAATTGAACCATCGACTGCATTATCTCTGACTGCAGCATTATCAGTGGAAGTTGCCCAATCTGATGGAACAGGTAGATAATCTGTAGACTCAAATTTGGCAACATCGCTTGGTTTAATACTAAAAAGGTATTTCCAAATATAACCATCACCACTGGTTCCTGCAGATCTTGGTTCTAAATCTGTAAATGTTGGTTCATCAAGAGATGGTCTTCCGGAAGGATTATCTACATCAAGTCCATTTTGAAGACAAATATAAACCCTAAAATCACTATTCATAACAAAATAATTTGCCAGATATAGTGATGTTGAACCGGAAACTACAGCAGTATTGGATCTACTATAATCATGACGATACATGTCATAACTTGTTCCTGAGGACCAAACAAGTTTGGGTACAACTTGTCTTACATCAGCAGTATTGATTTTTTTCAAGGCCACCATGGTGTCCCAATAATCATTTTCCTGATCAAAATTGTCTTTAGGTGATGGTGGATCAATATCCCAATCAACCTGATAATCTTCAGGATTAGTCAATCCAATAAAAGAATAATATGAATTGCTGGCATTAGAAACACCAGCAACAAAATTCTTTGCATTTAATATTCTAATCTGATCAGTTATAATAGCAGCCATTTGACGGACTTTTTTTCTTTATTTATTAGAGATTAAAGATCATAATTTTTAAATTTTAGGAAGTTTGATCTAACGACCATAGTCGCAGTTGAAATTCCAGATCCTTCTGCATAAGAAGAATAAGAATTTTCTTTACTTCTTGCTGCTATGTCAATTCTTCCCCAACTAAATGATCCAAAGAAGTCTGAGGTTGTAATTCCAGAGGATCCATAGTTGAATTGATTTACCTTGGCAAACACCCTACGTACATAAGTTGAAATTCCAGATATACTTGTGGAAATTGAAACTGCACTGTCAACTTCATAAACATTATCTGCAAAAACAGTTCCTAGTCCTACTGTGCTATCTGAGGCATCTAGGGATAATATAGAAGTTGAGCTAGATCCAACATTAGAATTTTTAACAACAAAGTAATCATTTTTACTAATAGAACTAATTGTTAATGCCGTTCCTGCGATATTAGAATCTCTAAGGAAAGAATCATATGGAATGTGAATATCAAAAATAAGTTGTGTTCCAATTCCAACAGTGGTTGTCCCAAATCCAACAATTACACCATTATCTCCAGAGTAGGTATTTACAGATACCTCTTCAGTATTATGTGATGGTGGTGCGATTAAAACAACAGGAGCACTAGTATTAGTATATCCAGTTCCAGCATTGGTTATTGTTATACTTGTAACAACTCCTGCAGTAATAGATGATGTTGCGGTCGCTGTCGTTCCAAGTCCAACTGATTGAACTGTACTTCCAATAGTCACTACTGGAGCAGAACCATATCCTGATCCTCCATTAGAAATAGATATTGAGGATATTGTTCCCAATCCAGTAACAATAGCAGTTGCAGCTGCACTTACTTTGGAATCTTGTGAAATAAATTTAATTTTCTTTTGGAATGTTAAATCAGTATCATTCTCATTTTGAGAATCAAATGTTGGTCTCAAACTATCAACATATATTGCTGTAGATCCAACTCCAACAGATTTTGTAATATATGCACTAGGATTAATGACTGGTTCATAAAGTTCTCTATTTTTACCAATAGCAATCTGATCAATAAATATGTCTTCAGTCTGTTTGCACCAAACAACTGGTCTTTCTAAAGTAACATCTTTAGTATTTCCAGGTCCAGAATATGAATTAGTTTGAACTATATTTGTAGATTTGATTAAATCCACAACTCTCTCATCTTCATCCAAAGATGATGCTTGTCCAAGTGATGCATCATGTTTAATTTGAAGGGTATCACCCTTTTTAACAGTTTCAATTGTATTTCTAAAGATTACATCAATATCTCCTGTTCCCTTATAGAACATAATACTAACAGAATCACCAACCTTCAATCCTTCAGTAAATGTTACAATACTTCCTCCATCAAAAGTATATCCTTCACCAGGAACTTGAAGTATGTTATTAACAAAGATAAGAAGAACATCTTGGACATTAATCTTAGATCCTTTTCCAGAAACAATTGAAATTGAGTTTCCTGCTAGAGACAGTGGGAAATTTTTTCTAGATCCATCAATAAAATCATTAATATCGTCTAAAACTTGCAATTGTCCAATAGACCAACCAGCAAATTTGTCATTAATAACTTCATCTATGGTAATTTTAAACTCAGAGAAGGATGAAGTTGTTGGTATTCCTGTAGATCCACCAATTGGAACAGTTAATATTTCACCATTTCCAAATCCATATCCAGTATTTTTAATTGTAAAATCAATAACACTTGATCCTTGACCAACAACAATATCAACTACGGCACTGGTTCCAATACCAACGGAACTGGAAGAATATTGTAATGGAATATTTGAATAACTTAATGGGTCATCAAACACAACAAATGGTTGATTTGTTGATGTGTATCCAGACCCTGGATTTGTAATCGCTACACTTACAATATTACCACCACTAATAGCAGCGGTTCCGATAAATTCAATGTTTCCAGTTCCAGTGCTAGAAGTTCCAACACCAACATTAACTATAGTTTGAATTCCAACCCTATAACCAGAACCACTATTTCCAATACTAATCGAAGAAATAGTTCCAAGACCAGAAATTATAGCAGTTCCTCCAGCAGAAATTAGAGGTTGATATCCAAGACCTGCATCTGAACCTACTGAAACAATAATTCCCCCTTTAGGAAAACTAGAAATACCTACATCGGGACCAAGTGGAACTGTATTAGTTCCTTGGAAAGCGATTGAAGAAATACCCGATGATTCTGCAATTACGTATCCACTATTCAATCCAGGTGTTTGGAAAACATCATTAACTAAAATAACTGCATTCTCAGTGGAAATTCCAGAAACATTTGAATCATTTTGTTCCAAAGTAAATTCGTTTGAAACAGCATTAAATTGACTTGATATATTATCAAAAATATAATTTTTATGATAAGAATCATCAGAAGTATTTTGTACTCCAGATCTCATAAAACTTCTACCTTGGAAACTAGAACTTGTTGTTATACCAGTCCAATCTCTTTCATCTGGTGGATTTGTGGTAGATCCAATTGGAACATTTCCAAATGGTGCTTCTACAAAGTTTAAAATATTATCAATAATATTATAATTGCCAGAAATTTTAGTTACAAGAGTTCCCGTCCCATATCCAGACAAGACAGTTCCCAACCAAGGTCTACGAACTCTAATGGTATTTGTACTTCCAATACCTACACCTTCTATCTTCATAATCTCATTACCAATCTGAATAATATCAGATCCAAAGAAAGATGTAATTCCGCTAAATTTAATTACATTATCAACAGATTGAACTCGATCAGCAAGTACTGTTGTTACTGCTGTAGATACAACAGGAGACTGAATAACATTGTCAATAGCAACAATAACTTTAGCATTTTGATTTGTTGCTATGAATCTATGAGAAGTTCCAATACCAACACTTTCAAGATCTACAACTACTGGTATCGATTTGAGTGCATTTTCTGCACTGGTTGCAATTTTAATTAAATTATCATCAACTTTTACAGCATATAAATTTTCATCTGGAAGGAATGTGGTGTTAGAAGTTCCAACAAAACTTGCTGTCGCAATACCAATGGCAGATGAAGCCGTTCCTACATGATTATATCTAATTTTTTCTCCACTCACAAAGAAATGATTTGGAATTTTAATAGAGTTAGTTGTTACATTTATAACATCACTACTATTACCTAAGAAATATCTTTCAAAGATTTTTTCATTTTCATGAGTTAGTTCAAATTCTCTCTTAATATCATTATCTGTTCCAAAATATTCTCCAATAGAATCATTAATAGTTGCATTTGTAAAAGATATTTCAGATGCTAAATCAGTATTTTCATTTACAGATAAAGCATTCATGCATACATTGACCACTGTATTAATACTTGCATTTGGAGTAAATACAAGAGATACAGTTCCTGCTGCAGAAACTCTAGATCCAAAGGTTCCAAGACCAGAAGCAGTTTCGATATTTGCATATTCAGTCATGTAAGTTTCACGACCTTGAGTAGTATCAACATAATCATCAACAACCACTATTTCAGACAACTGAATTGAAGAGTTGGTCGTATCAGTAACTTGAACTACAAAATATGCTCCATCAAAATTATTTGGATAGTCGGCAACGGTATTAATTCCAGGAGATCCCGATGAAGGTATGGTAGTAGTTCTTCCTTCAATTTGAGATCTTCTGAGATTTATTGTGCCAATTCCTGTAAAAGTATTACTAGAAAGTCCAACAACAATAGTGTTTATTGCTCCAGTTGTTGCAATACCAACAGCAGTTGGAATAAAATCTACTTTTAGATTAGTTCCGTCAATATATGCATGATATGTTCCAAGACCAGTTTCAGAATACTCTCCAATACTCGTTGACAATCTTCCATACTCTAACAATTCAATATCAGATCCTTTATGAATAATATTTAATTCAGTTGCTTCAAATTCATCATTTCTTGAAATGTCTGGGTTAATATTAACTAGAACTTTTGCACTTGAATATGTGTGTCCAATTGAAACAATTGTCTTAGTTGTATTTGATGGTATTTCAATACTATCAGTATCAATTAGAACAACTCCACCAAGACTTGTACTGCCGGTTCCAAGTACAACATCATCCAAATTATATGAAAGTGTAGAGACATCATAATCATTAACTGAAGAGTTGACTGGGTGGAATTCCAAACGTCCATCAGTTCCAGTAATCGAGAAGTCAAAAGAACCTTGATCATATGCAGTTTCAACTCTAGCATATTGATTCATGTATGCTCTAGAATTGTCATGAAGAAGATCAACAAGCATCAATTGTCTTTGAGCTACAAATCTCTTATCTCTTATGTAAGTAATATATTTTTGGAATCTATTTGATGTGATTGCAAATGTATCAACAATACTAAAATCCGTTGGTCTTGGATTACTATTAAACTGACCACTAATATCATCAATTGATAAAACTCTATTTCCAATAGATTCGAAATAATCCGTTAAAATTCTATTTGAAAATATAATCTCATTAGAAATAAACTTAGAATTTTGAGATAAATTATTTTCAGTAACTAAATCAAAATCATAGACGCAATTTAAACTTGCAAATCCGTCAAGTTGATTGACTGCATTAACACTTGTAGTATTTGTTGTAAGTCCAACAGACATTACATTAGTGTTTTTTGTTTCCAGTTGATAATCAGAGAATTTTTTAAATCCTAAAGTATGATTGAGACTAGCAACCGAATCCTCCCAAGTGGAATATGGAACTTTTGATTTTAAAGAGTATGAGAAGTTTTGATAATAAAAACTATCTTGAATTTTTTGAAGGTCATTATTTAAGAATCCAATATCATTTTGCCATCCTTTGATATCTTTTGAAAATGCATCTAAATTTATATAAACATCAAAACATTCTATAGAAGATGCGATTCCTTGAGTTTTGGAACTAGATCCTTCTACAATCTCCCCAATAACAAATTTTTCAGAAGAAGAAACTCTAAGAATACCAGTTTTACTATTCCAACTATCTACAATTCCTTTTGCCGAATCAGAAATTGCAGGTTCTCCTACAATATAATTATTTGTATTCAGTTCTACCTCAAAGGATGGAAAATGTTTCTGAGCAAGAATTTTTCCTGAAGAATTTACAGAATCAAATGTACCTACAATTTCCCCACTAGAAGTAAACTCAGACATATCAAATGATACATCTCCAATACCACCAAGATTTTCATTGGTTGAAGTTACAGTAAACAACTGATAATCATATGCAGAAGAGTTATACCCCTTACCAGTTGATCCAACACCAACACTTACATTTTCAATTAAAACTTTATCTCCAGTAGTAAATGGGAAAGAATTGACTGTACTAAATCCTACGGATAAAGTTGCTGTTGCTATTCCTGAAGATGAATAAACAATACTATTAATACCAACTCCAGCCCCACTTTCAGTTGGAATAATGGTTGGAGCAACAGCATTCATTCCTTTTGTATTTTCAAGAATCTCTACATTTGATTTTCCTACAGTTACTTTTAAATCAACATCAGAAACAATCTTATTAGTTCTACCATCAAGAACAACTAATTTTGGAGGAATTGAAAATCCACGTCCAAAGGAAGTAATACCAATAGAATTAAACGATGCAAGAGAATTAATTTTTATAACTTGTGGTAAAATAGCGGTTGGAGTTAGAGTTTTATCAGATGGATAGTTAAATCCAATATCTTTAAGTGAAATTGATTTCACAGATCCAATACCAGAACCAACTGTTTCAAGTATTGCTCCATTACCAGCACCTGTTGTAACCGTGGTTATTCCTGGCAGTGAGTAATAGTTTGAACCAGAATTTGTGATTTCAATTTTTGCAATTGGCCCATAAGTGTGGGTACAATCTGTTTCATAGGAAATATCAGAAGATGATCCATAGGATGATTCTTCGGGAACATCTTTAACAGAATATGTAAATGATGTAGTCGTTCCTACAGTAATTACATGTTTTCCATTGTAACCACTTTCTTTTGAGTTTATTTCATTTCCAGAAATAACTTCACTATCAACGAATATCCCTTCTTTGACTTCTGGAACATTAGTTTCTTTTACAACATCTAAAGTGTAATATAAAATTTGTGGAATATCTTTATTGACTGTTAATGTTGCTTTTGCACCAGAAGTTCCAACTTTACCATCTTTGATCAATTCAAAGTTGGAATTTACTTTAGATGTATTCCAAACTTTAGTTAGATTTTTATCTGAATATAAATTAAATTCAAATGCGGAATAAGTTGTCCCTTGATTAGAGAATGCAAGCGATGGATCTGATAAATCAAATTCAACTGTGGAATCTTTATATAAATCAATTGGTGGATTTATTGGATTGATGGTTCCATCAGAAGTACTTGTTATACTAACAACTTCTGGTTTATCTTGAATTGAGTTAAAATAAGTATTTGATAATTTTATTGTATTTCTATCTACACTGACAATATAGTATATTTTTTCATTTTCCAATCCTTCAGATGAAGTTGTGGCCGTATGAATTACCTTATCACCAGTTTCAAATCCATGATTTGGTAGTGAAATTGTATTTGTGGATGTATTGACTCCAGCAGTTGCAAATCCAATGGGATTGACTACAATTCTAGAATTATAGTCATTATATTTTACTGTTACTATACCAGTGTTTTGTGGGTTGACAGATACAAATATATTATGTGGAGAACTTAATCCATGAGTTGTTGCTGTAGAAACTGTGACCAAATTCCTTTGAACATTACCAGTAATTACATTATAGTTTGTGGTAAAACTGTGAGTATCTCCAGTACCTACTGTCCTAAAGAATAGCGTAGATGAGTCTGTATTTGCTCCTCCAACAAAACTTCCAGTAGTTCCAAGACCAACTCTAATAGTTGCGATTCCAATCAAATCTTCAGTTATTTTTGCAACAAATAATGTTTGACCATTCGTTAATGTTATTCCAACTCCAACATTGGTTTCATCTTGAACAATAATACCATTTCCACCAGTTCCTGGAGAATATGTTAATTGATCTCCAGTGTTAAGGTTATGATTTTTGATAAAAATACTCTTAGTCGGAATAAATGCTTGAGTTGCACCAGATCCTGGATTTGCAAAAGAAATTGTTGTTCCTATCCCAACACCAGCAGTGGTTCCAAGTCCAACAGCACTTGCTGGATCAAAATAAATTTGCTTGTTTAGAGAATATGCATAATCAGTTTTAAATCCTGCATTAATTTTAATCTTTCTTGGATCTTCGTAGATGTGCTTACCGATGGTGTGAGAAGCACCTGTAGTCCCCTCTACTGCCCTCAAAACTCTAATTCTAGAGGATAGGGCATCTACGTTTAATACTTTAACTTTCTCTGTTCCAACACTAAGAATATCATTTTCTCTAATGTTGGGATAATCTAAACTTCCATTGACTCTAAAGTAAGTGACGATACCAGTTACTCCATCAGTTCCTATAGCTACACCAGTGCTTCCTACTCCTGCTATAGTTAATCGATTAGTTTGAATTCCGGCGCTATAAGTTCCTTCAATTTGAGACGATGTTGTGGACAATCCAGAAATTGAAATCGTATCTATGTTTGTAAAATTATGAGGATTATTGGCAAATATTAAATATTCACCTTTTTTCTCTCCAGGATAAAATTCAACATTTTCAATAATACTTGATGCAACACTAATATTACTTACATACTTTCCTTTTAATCTGCTTATTTTTGCAGATACATGATTTCCTCCAGTCCCATCATTATTAAATACCAACTCCTCATTAACTCTATATTCACTACCACCAGTTGCTATACCAATACTTGAAATTTTTCCTGGAGTAGTTGCTGAAACTGTAGACGTTTGATTAAATTTATTTGGAATATACAAATATGGATATTCGGAATCTTCTTCAATTAAGTTAAGTGGTTGAGTATTTCTCTTCCATCCATTTGTTTCAATATCATAACCATCTTGATTTGATCCAAGTTCAAAATTAAATTCATTAGGAATAGATTGATAGTTTTCTCCTATAATATATGGAAACACTGGTTCTCTATATTTTTCAAAAACTCCTGAAGTTGAAGAGAATTGATCATTAACGGTCATAAAATATGCATATGTTCCTTCTGGATAATCAGGTGTCACACAGAATCTTCCATTATTAATATCAAGTACGGAATCATCAGAAACTTCATTGTGAGTGTAATCTTCTACAAAAAATCCTTCAGGAAAAATTGAAGTTGATGGTCTACCATTTTTTAAATCTAGTTTATATCCAGACTTCATCGGGGATATTATTCCGCCAGTTTTTGTTTTATATCCATATGGTCCATAAATTGGATTGCCATCATATGCAAATCCAATAATTGGAGAGTGTTCATCTGATAGTTCTTCAACACCATCAATTTTCTTTAAATCAGATTCTGCATAAAGAAGTTCTCCATCCTGATTTACAGAGGAAATAGATTCTCTCAACACTCTTGGGGCATATAAATGGCAGTATTGAAGTCCATAATTGCCATCAGATATAATACCATCATCTTTAGAAAAATATGAGAAGTATTTTTGATATAGATTTACTCTCCAAGATTTGATATTTGCCTTAAACTCTGGTAGTACTTGAGTAGATCCTGAAGTAATTACATCAATTGATGTATTATCCTGAGAATATCCACCACCAGATTCTATGACATTTATAGATATTAAAGATCCATTCTCTACAATCGGTGTAAGAACACATCCAGAACCATCACCATTAACAATGAGGTCTGGGATTGAAAAATATTTACTACCAGAATTTAAAACAATAACTTGAACAATTCTTCCATTACTTAAAACTGGTTGGACTTGTGCATTAATACCAGAATCTAGTGTTATTTCTGGTTGATAATCCAAATTAATAATATCAGAAGATCCATACCCAACACCAGTATTTTCAAGATGAACTGAGGTTATTTCACCTCTAACAACTGGTCGAATTTTTGCTTCAAATGTTTCTAATCCTACAGAAGATATTCCAACTTTACCAATAAGACTTACTGAGATTTCTGGATAATTAAATACATGGGTTCCAACTCCAATAGAAGTTATATCAATATACTGCTTTGTTCTATAATAAAATTCTCTATCAGATTCTGACCCAATTTGGGAAAGATTAAATGAATTATCATCTACCTTAGTCACATAATATTCAGTGTTTGTAGAAAGTCCAGAAGCTATAGTTCCAACATGAGTATACTTTACAGTCTCTCCAGATTTATAATCATGATTTTCAATCTTAATTAAATTTGAAGACGTGCTGATTCCAGATTCGGCAGATGCTGTTCTTTTCTTATTCTCATATCCAGATCCACCATCAACAATATTAATTGAATCAACGATTAATTTTTTACCTACAGATTGTAAAGAATGCCTACCAATACCATATGATGTCAAATATACTGTATTGATTCCAGAGATAGCATCTCCCTCGGTTCTATGCAATCTAACAGTTACATTATCAATAGTAGAAACAAAATATGATGAGTTAGTAACTATGCCAGCAATTCCACTTTGATCAGATGTTTTATAAATTACCTGTTCTGCATTTTTAAATTTATGATACGTAGAAAATCCAATCCTAGATTGTGCTGATGTTGTGCCAATAACAACTTGATTTGATGATACATCTGCAAAGAAATCTGCATTATGGTTAACTTTTTTCATGTTAACTTGGCCAATTGCCCCAGATCCATTTCCACCAACAATTTTTAAAGTAGGAGTTTCTTCATAATCAAATCCAGGATCTATAATTTTAATTTCTTCAAAAGATCCAGAAACTGCAACATATCCTGTTGCTCCAGATCCAACAGAGTCTTTAATTATCAAATCAGGAACATTTATAGCATCAATATTAGTTCCTCTAGCAAGAACTTCAATATTTTCTATTTTACCATATTTAATTACATCTTTTGATTTGTAATTTAAAATTTCTACTCCATTAACTAAAATACCAGTAAAACCAGATTTAGTTTCATTAATAGATCCATCGTCAATTGGATTAGAAATTTTTCTAAGTAATTTTTGAGGATTTAATTCTTTTCCATTGAATTGATATGGTTTAATTGTACTATTAGATACTGTAGTTTCTTCAGAAAGAGATACAAAGTTTGAGTTAAGTATATCATTTCTGCTTTTTGCAAACTTTATAGTAAATCCATCAATTCTTTTTATAAAATACAATCCATCATCAAAAAGTCCAACACCTCTTACTTCTCTTGTAACAGAACTCCCTGACGCATCAATGTAGTTTTCACTAACAGTTTCTGCGGAATAATAAACAGTGTCTCCAGTATATAATCCATGTTCTTTTCCTGGACTAATTTTAAACTCACTTCCACTAAAAGTTCCAGAAAAAATAACTTCTCTAATAGATAAATCTAATGGTTGTTTATTATAATTTGGAATAGATGGAGATGCAATTAAATAATCGCTACCATTTTTATATACATTACTAACATCAGTTGCATATTGGAAAATATTAGTAAAAACGTTGGATACGCCTTTCTGAATGATTCTTTTAATTTTATAAGTTAAGTTTAAATTTAAAAATCCTTGACCTTTGATAGTAAAAGACTTATTAGAAATTATATTAAATATATTTGTTTTCTTTTCATTACCTACACTTTCAATTAAATTGGCAGAATCTCCAGATTTGAAGTTATGCTCAACATTCAAAGTTATTTTATAAGTATTATCTGATGAATCTAATAATTCTAATTTACTTACTTTGTATGAAGGTGCTACATTATAAAACCACTTATTTGTTTTAAGGTTGTTCTCAGAGCATCCAAGAGTTGAAATATTAATAATTCCACCCTTTATTAAATTATTGGTATTTTCTACCAATTCAACATCACTTAAAACAGAGTTAACTCTGACTTTAATAATTTCATCCTGATCTAAATTAGATCTACCATATGCAAAAGTATTAACTCCTACAGTAGAAGCATCAGATATATTTCCTGTTACGTTTGTGATTCCAAAAAATTGAGTTAGAGATTTTGATGTATACGACACTACTCCTGTGGTGGTATCATCGTAACTGACATATAATTCTCCGGTAGATCCAAATCCAACGGTAGAATCTACATCAATTGATATAGAATCCGTAGATACATCTCCAATAACTTTAGTAGAAGGTTCTACTGCAAATTTACCATATAATGATCCATTAACATTAATATCTCTATTATATCCACCATCAAAACTAATCTTATAGAAAGTTTGACCATATCCAACCGATATTTTTTCAACATCAGTTATTGGAGAATATGCTTTCCCTATTTCACTATCAAACTTATATGCATCTTGATATAATGTTGCATTTTCTAAATTTGAAGGGTCTCCTTCTACTGCTTCTACAACTAAACTATTAACAATTCTATATTGAGCATCAGAAGGTGCAACTAGAAAATCTCTAGGTTTAATTATTTGTACATCTTCATTATATAATGCTTTAAATAAAATTTCAAACGATATATCTGTGCCCTTACTTAGATAAAAGTCTTTTGACTGTTTTATAAAAAGATTTTGATCTAATTCTGGAGTTAGTGATCTTTCTTCAAATCCAGGTGCTAATTGATGTTTTGTTTTTAATAAAAATTCTTTTAAAAATAAACAACTTAAGTTTTTAATTGTAGACTTATCTTTATGATCTTCAGATTCAGTTTCTTTAAATACTACTTCTTCTTTATTCAGTTCACTCTTGTATGAAGTGATTCCAACAAATCCTCTAATACATCCAGTAAACGAAAACTCAGTTTTTCCAGTATATGTAATTACTTCATCATCTATCTGCAAAAGACCATAAGAATCTGGAAACCCATTAGTTCCATATGGAGATCCTGCAACATCAACATTTATAGTTTCCGCATCAAACTCAATATCCCCATTTAACAATACAGATTCATTCAAATTTGTAGTATTATCTAATTTGATATATCTGTCAATATTTTGAATCAGATCAACTGGTCCACCTTGATACTCTTGCCCAAGATAATACTGTTTTAAAAATTGAGATATAAGAGGATAATCTTCCTGCACATAAGTGGGAAGTTGGTTAGATACGATAGTATTAAACTGAACTCTAGTTTCTGACATGTTATGATTTTATCTTCTTAGTATGAGATTGAACCTGATGAGGATGATCCAGATGTAGATATGGATGTTTGTGTTGATGTTTGTGTTGATGTGGATGCCTGTTGAGTAACTACATTAGAAGTAGAAGCAGAAGAACCTCCAACTCCATTTCCAGTTACAATATTTGTATCCGGACCCCCAGAACGGACTAGATTACCATTTGAGTAACTAGAAGATACAATATAACTTGATGCAGATGGATCTAATCCAGATGCTATATCATCAACAACAGTTTCAAAAATACTGCTACTTATATCTAGTTGCAAATAAAGATCCTGTAATCCAACAACATCATTTGAAGTTGGAGTTGCTTCAATTTCAATAACTGATTGACCATCTTTAGTCTTTCCAGCCAAAACATTTACTGGATTTAAAGTAACAGTGCCACTTACATAATTAATTGTTCCAACATTACGTCTTACAATAGTTGGTGTTTGAGACCCTACTGATGGTAATGTGAACAAGAACAAAGATCCTGTTACTCTATTTGTATCAGGTATATCTGATAGATATACATTTGATTGAACTCCAGCAATTCTAAATGCTGAAGTCTTAATGTTATACCCACTCATATTTTTAATATGAAAAGAATTTCCAAAAGAAATTTGATATTCTGCGAAAGTGTCTAAAACAACTCTCAAATCTCTTCTCATTGCCACAGTTGTGATATTTGAAGTCACTGATTCATGACTATCATCAACCATTTTTAAGAATTTACTATACTTAAATCTTGCACCATATTTGTTTAGCTCAGTTGACTCAGAATATTTTGTCGTATTGTTTTGAACAATAGTAGAAACATATGCAGATGATGGTGCAAAATTAGTATTGTAGTAAATTTTTGTATTTACTTCCAGATACAAATATTTCAAATCTAAAATCTCTGGTACAATACCAGCAACAGAATATTTCTTCAATTTTGTTTTAATATTTTCTTTGATCAAATTAGGAATAAAATCACCAAATCTTGGTTTAATACTAATGAATACCTTACCATATTGTGGTGGAACTAATTCCTCACCACCAAAAACAGAGATTGATTCAGTTTCTGGATAAATTTTTGCGGGAATAATCGTTTCATAGTCATTTGCAGTTAATGCTCTATTCTGAGAAGCATAAATTCTTGGTGCAAACTTCTTAATCGACTCTACACCTTCAATAGATTCTCCCCCAGATGCAGATATTCCTGTAGTTAGAAGTGAAATACCAGCAGTTACTGTATATTCTTGAGAATTTCTTGTATAAACCAATCTTCCTGCAAAAGTAAATTGATTTACTCCATTTGCAGCATCACCACTAGATGTAATATAATTTACAGTAATAAAATTATTATCTTCAAGTTTATTTCCAAAAATACCATCACCAAAAATAACTTGATATCTTTCATCTTCAACTTCTTGAAGGTAATATACTTTAGAATCAGATTTGATGTCAAAAAGACTATCTTGGCGACTATATGTTACACTCTTAGTTGATTGTTCATTTGGTCTTACACTAACTGATATTAGATTAGTATCAATTCCTGGATTTTGTAAAACAAACTTTTGATTTGGAGTTCTTGCACTATTTGTAAAGTTTGAAGTTAATAGACTTCCTTCGTATATGAAAATATCATTAAATGATGCAATAGAATCAACAACAGGGACTGTTATATCTTCTAGTATACAGAAAGTATATGACTGCCTACCAAAAGAACCTTGACTAGTAGATACAATACCTTTCTTAAGAGTGATTGTACTAGGTACAGGTGTTATATTTGATGTATCAACGAAAAAACTAACAGTTGATGATGCTGCTTTTCTTGATCTGGGAAGATATCCAATATTTCTTGCTAAAGATACGACATTCTCTCTTAATGTCGCACTATCAATAAACACTTCGTTTGCGACCATGTTCGCATTGTATGAAGTGATGTAGGTGTTATATGCCAAAACATCGAGGATTGTTGAAAGGTTAGACCCTTCAAAATCATAGTCAGTGAAATTGGAGTTTTCCTTTAGATATTCTCTAAGTGTTGTTTTAACCTGACCAAAGTCTAGGTTTGTGAAATTAGCTAGTGGCATTTTTACCTAGTTTGTTGCAAAACAAATTGTAATTCTTGTGGTGGTATATCAGCTCCAATAATTTCGTATGTTAGAACAACATCAAAACTATTGTTATCAAAATCAGGAGAAGTTACAACTTTTACTGTATCAACCCTTGGTTCAAAGTTTTCAATAGATTCAGTAATTTGATCTTTAATGATTAATGCTGATAATTCATCAATATTATCGAAAAGTGATCTGTTGATGTTAGATCCAAACGATTCATCGAAAAATTTCTCACCAGGGATTGTAAATACAATGTTTCGTATAGAACGAGCAATTGCATTTTCATTTTTAAGTGTAATAATATCACTAGTCAGAGGATTACTCTGAAAAGTCATACTGATATCCTTAAAACCCTGACTTACCCTTTCTAAAGGCACAAGAATGCTGCGATTATATCTTATTTATTAAGGTATCAGATCAAAATTCATTGAGTGTCATTGGATCAGTCTCTGAGATGACTTCATCAACCTCAAAAAGGTCAGTTTCCTTAAGGGAATCACGTTTTTTGGGTGTCTGATTGTCATTTGCAATCTCACGAAGCATCTTCTGATGCTGATTATTCGCTAAATTGTCTAAAAAATCATGATTTTCCATCAGTTTCCTCTGTTTTTGGTAGATTTTCTCTTTCTTTTGCTGTTTTCCAAAAATATTCGTCTTCACGACCCATTCCAAGTCTCTCAAAACCATTTTCAACTTGGTAATATTCAGTCGAAACCTTAAAATCAGGCATTTTTGGTTCAACAGGTGTTAAACTATTATCAAAAATACGCATTCTATTATTTGGATACAATGCATATTGCCCATTATCTAGTTCGATTAGATTATGTGACTTATGTTCTGCTGGATTCTCACTTGTTGCATAATCAATCACATCAGGATCTTGATGATAGTTGTCTAATGTACAAACATATGTACCTTTCTGTATGCCAAAGTCTCTTGTATACAATTCATAGTCCATACTACCAATAAATTGCTTACATGTTGCAACAACACCATAATCCATACAGTTCCAGAACTGTAGGTTAGGAAGGTCCATATCGGGGTCTGGGACCTCTGGAGACGAGAGGAAGGCACTAATAGGTAGTTTATCATACATTGCGGCATATTCAGGTAAATATGTCTCAAAATAAAAAGTGCGCCCAGGCATCGATTTACACGATACCCAAACGCCTTTTACAAATTCACCATGACCACTTTGATGGTCAGTTAGATATTCTTTACGTACCCATACTTCCACTGCAGGAAGATTGCATATAAGTGCAGCCATGATGTATTCATATAACTACACTATTTACCTTGTCCACGATAACGCTTCTTTGCTCCATTACGAGACGACGCGGCGTATTTCGTATGCTTACCATTCCCTTGACGAGTTTTTTTCGGGAGAGGTTCAATAAAATCCCCTCCTGATAATGATTTACTTCTTGCTGCCATAATAATCTCCTAATCAAATAACACGCATCTTTTCATGACCCACACGAATGCGAGGATCACACCAAATATCATATCCCATCTCTTTAGCATCTAAACAGAATGAGACATCCTCACCACACATGTCCTGAACACTCCCACTCTCAAAGACTTGC